AACTTTAACCTGCTTAGAACCAGCAACTGCGTCAACAGAAAGAATACCATCAATTGGTTTGTCACCAGAAGAAGAGTATACTGTTGGAATGTTGTTTACTGATTGAAGTGTTTCCCACTTAGTTGACTGTAGACCATATTCAAAGTCAGTATCAATCAAGTTACCTGGGTTAGATACACGAATTTTACCAACAGCATCAAGCAAATCTTCAGCAACAGTCATAACTTCGGAATCTTTGTTTACAAAGACCTGAATATTATCACCGCCACCGATATCGTCATCACCTGCGGTATCGTAATCTAAGTTGATTGTTGTTAATTCGGTTGCTTCACTAAAAGACCAAGTGCCTTTATAGTTCTGCGAATTGAATTGGTATAGTGTTTTCGCCGCGGTTGTATCAGTAATGAGAAGAACTTTCTCTTTACCGTGATGCCCTTTGAATGACACTGTACCGGCTGTTTTGTCAAAGGTGACATATGCCGATGGAATTAAATGTCTTGCCATTTTTTGTGTTCTCCCAAAATTTACATTAAGATTTGATTATCAAATATATTTATACGACAAACTTATCCGCCAAATCCGATATGATATGCCGTGATATAGTCTCTAATATCTTCATCCTGAATTCTCAATGTACCTCGAATGTTGATATCTGTTGCCAGTTTACTGGATTGTACTGCCGCATCGGCAATACGCTGTGTTGTGATTGCTTGGTCTGCATCAAGCACATTAACTACATTAATTAAGTCATTTGTTCTAGTCACCCACTGGGTAATAGAATTTGAATTGTTTAAAGTTGCGATTGTCATTGGTTTCCCCTATGCTATCATTTATTTATAAGTTGAGTGAGTAAAGATTTGATATCTTTTAAATCATTTTCTAAACTATTTAGTCGTTTCGTGTTTGCCGCTTGCTCTTCTTTCAATCTTTTCTTTTCTAAGTAACTATCAATTTCTTCATCACTTAGAGTAGGTATAATTGCTTTTGAGTATGGGTCACGAATAAGATTAGGTTTATCGTGTATCCCCAAGTAAACATCGTCTACTTGGGGTTTGATTTCAGTTTCAATCAAATTTTTATCTGGCATTATTAAGTGCTACCTGTTAATATTCTCAAATCTTGTGCATAAGGTACTCTTGATTTACTGTCAGTAAACAAACATACTTTTACTGCAAATGTTACAAAGTTCCCAAATTCAACACCATCTTTGTTCGTGTACGTTACTGTACCGCCTGCAGGCTTCCATTCGTAGTCAAAAGTATCACCTTCATACTCTGAGAATGTCTGCTTTTGTTGCAAGTCCATGCGTACATATGGTGTATCGTCAAATTCACTAGCATCACCAGAAGAAAGAATTTTATAGTAAACTTCAATCTCTGAACCACGAGGACGATAAGAACGCATTCTAACAGAAATGTTATCAGATGCAACTCTATCTTCAGGAATTGTTACTTGTTTTGTAACGTATCTTGCCTGTGCATTTCCGTCAAGTGCGCTTGTCTCACCTAAAATCACAAAGACTGGTGCAACTTCACCTGAACCTGCGGCGACTGTTAGTGTTGGTGTTTCATAGTAACCCGTACCTTCATTTGTAACACGAATTCCAATAAAGTCACCACTATTATATAGTCCTTCAAATTCAGTACCATCTGAGATGACACCTTCTGCGATAAAGCCACTACCAATACCTGTAAGTGTTATACCACCATTTGCTGTTGTGGGTGGATTAGCAGGGTCATAACCTGTACCAACACTCTGAAGTACAATTTCTTCAGAACTAATCTGACCATCATTAATCAATTGGTCGATTAGCAATGCTCTTGCAGGTTCGATATCAATTGCTGGAGAAACGTCTACGCTTGAACTAGTCATATTGTACTTGAAGTAGAATGTACCTGCTTCAGGACCTGCGCCCATTTCTCTATTTGCAAATACGTTCTCATCAGGAATATATTCAGTCCACCCAGTATCAATTGCTTGCTCTGGTTCAAGTGCTTCATTTTCAGCATTTACTAAAGATGTACCTTTATAGTAGAATTTAATATCTGTAGCATCACTTGGGTCAATTGTCTCAACAACTGATTTGAATACTTGCCACGGATACATATCTTCACTTTCGTACTGACCAAGAACGGCTTCACCAACAACACTAGTATCAAAGTTCGCTTTGTAAAGTCTGAACATCAAATCTTGTGTTTGTTCTGCGGTCCATGTAGAAGCGTTTTGTGACTTGAACAATGAACCAGCATATGGCTGTTCTGTAATTCTATTCGAAGAACCCAGAATTTCTGCACCCATTTCAGTGATATATGTCTCATAATTGTTAGAGTTTGACAAGAGAACAACCGCATATTCGCCAGGCTCCAAGTAAACGGGAGATGGAAATGCTACTTCTGTTGGTGATGCAAGAACACTTTCATTATCGAATGGGTTCTCTGGCAGAACAACATCAGCAGGCGGAATATCGACTTTACCAAATGGAACAATCAATGCGCTGTCTGGGTAACCGTTGTTTGTCGGTCTAATCTGTACAGATACAGGAATTTGCTCATCTTTACTTCTGAAGAACAAGTCAATCTTTGTGATGTAAACACCATTCGGGTGCTTCTGTGCATCAACCAAGATTGTTTCTGCAACTGGGTCATACCAACCAACAACTCTGCTTGAACGGCGGCGAGATACAATTCTACTTGTTGCCGAACGAACAGTTCTTGTTTGTGTAACAGTCTCACGAATAAGTGCAGGTACACGGGTTGTAACTGTAGTATTCTGCATAATTTTCTTTTGACCTGTTGCACGATAAGTTGCATCAGCCGAAGTTGTACAGTCCCTTGGGTCTGCTTTATTCGGGTCGTCAAGTATGCGGAAGACACGTTCACCAGTCTTAAATCTCAAGCCAGTCTCACCTTCATTAGGTAAGTTGAATATGCCTGATAGAGTACCAGAACCATCTGTCTTCAATGCGTCACCGTCTTGCGCTGTAGTCAATCCAGACAAACGAGCGGTTGGCGGTCTACGGGTAACTGTAGCACCAGTAGCATCTTGTACACTAGTAACTGTACCTACAATTTCCAAAGTCCTAGAGTTATCTGCAATGATTTGGTCAATCTCTGCTTGTGTACCTGGGTTCTGTTCTGTAATAATATCGTCAACTGTACGCTTAATATCATAAGTTGCTTCAAACTGAAACTTAATCTCATAGAAGTTACGCATTGGTCCAGGACCATAGTTCACACGACCAGTTGGGTTAATCCAAACACGAAGATATTGGTTGCCCCTTCTGCTATAGATACCTGCTTGTACGTTACGTCCATTCGGATATGTTGCAGTCCAGTTAGTATCTGTTTGGAATACAGAACCTGCACGAACACCTGAGAAACGACCTGCTAAGAAGCGGTTCGTACTAAAGCGCCACCACCAGCGGCGTCTCCACCAACGTCTGAACCAACGTCTGCGGGTATTCGCAAATCTGACAACAATATACTCTGAAGACGCATTCAAGTCACCACGGACCTGAATACCAGTAACTTTCAGAGTTTTTGCACGAATTTTATTTCCGTTTACATCATTACCTAAAATACTTGTAATATTGTATGTTTTAATAATACGTCTTCTATGTCTACGACCAACAGCAGGTGACCATTTACCAGAAACGGTTGCTTGTTGAATAACAGTACGCTTAACGATACGAGTAGAGAATGTATCTTCTGCGGTTAGTCCTTCAGCAACAAGTCTGCCTGTTGAACCGTCATGTCCAGCAACAATATTACCTCGACCCAAAATCGTTGTTGGGTCGTCAACATCATACACAAGAACTTCTTCTTTTTGCAAAAAGCGTTTTTCTTGTGCAGTTGCATCGTTAGGATAAGTCAACTGTGTACCGACAATATCAAGTGTGTTTGCTGGTTTACAATATGCCGCAACCGCTTTGTTATCGAACCATGGGTATACAGTTGTATTTGGCTTCATGCCTGATACATTAAAGAATACTTCTTTTGCTCTCATCCATGGGATGATAGTCAAGTCTACAACTTTGTTACCTAATGAACGTCTAACTGTTCTCATACCCCAACGTGTACGAATACCTGTACGAGTTTGTCTACGAGTTGTTACAGTAGTTGCTCTTGTGATGCGGTCTGTTCTACGAATAACTGCACGTCCTCTAACAGAACGAGATGCCGCAGACCTGAAAGATGGGTCACGCCATGTAGAACTTCTTACGCTACTTCTTGTGTTTGTAGTACGACCAGTCCATGTTGTCTGCCAGTTGTTCCACTGAACACCACCACCGAAGCGTCTACGAAATCTTGTTCTGCGATTAAGTCTACCCAGAATACCTCTAAACGCATCATTCTCACCTGCAATGTTTACATTGACAGTCGGACGCTGTTCAGTGTCAATCCAGTTGTCAGTATGCGGAGAAAGTTCCATCGTACCAACAAAGTTTGCAATGTTGTATGGGTTGACGTTAATTGCTTTAGAACACAGAGGAATTTCAACAAAAATTTCTGGTGTATATGGTAGTGTAATAAGTTCGCCAGTCAGCATAACATCGTTACTATCATCTTCATCATACTCCATTGCAACATTTTCTGTTTCGAATGGAGGACGAAGTTCACCTTCTTCAAAGTCAATTGAACAATCGTGGTCTGGGTTTGATACGTCACCAACTTGGTGTCCGTTGAAACCATCTACAAGCATACCCGTTTTAAGACCTACAGTACCGTCTGGGTTCTGAATTGTCAATGCGTCTGCTTCACCTTCAAGTGAATTCAATGCAGACATATATTCAAGGTCATTTAGACGTACTTCAATATCTGCAATATCCCTAGAGGTATAGTTTTTCTGAGGAATATATTCATAAAGAACATCATCAGGTTGGAATGTATATGCAGGAACATCCAACAAGAACAACGTCAATGCTGTTTCGGGTTCTGGTGGATACTCTGGGCGCAATGAAGATACACCCTTAACTAGTTTAAATTCTTGGTCGGCAGTCAGAATAAGTCTGTCTCTACGGTCAAGATAGTATGAGAAGTCAACTTCAACTGTGCTTGTTGGTAGGGGAAGAACAACACCCTCAAGGTCTGTGAATGATGTAACATTAGATAATGCCGCATCAATGGTGTCATTAGAAACAATAGCATCTTGTCTTCTACCGCGGAAATCTAGTACGTTTCTCAATTCATACAACTGACCAGTAGTTGCAGAAGAGAACTGTGGAATATTTTCATATGAAACATCTGAGTATGAGTTTACTGTAAACATACCAGACGCACCCGATGTAATGTGCTGGAAGTATCTAAACTGTACAACCAACTGACCAACAGGAAGCGTTGAACCAGTAATAAATTTCAGTGAACCATAATCATAGAAGTTATCTTTTTGCCCATTATTCAATTCAAAAAGAGATGCTTGGTTAGTAAATTCTATGTCGCCATCAGCATTTACTAGATTTCCGTTTACATCAATAGTAAAGTCTGTTAATGTAATACCCGAATTCGCATCGCCAGAATCCCAAATACCGACAACATCAAAAATGTCTGAAGTAAAGAGACTTAATATGGGGTTCGTTGATAAAGCAGGTGCTTCATATGTGTAAGTGTTTGTTGCGAGAGTTTTCGCTTTCTCTGCGCCATTGTTTAAGTTTAGTGTTGTTAGAATATTAAATGTAGTACCCGCAGAAGGAGCCACTGCACCAGAAACACCATCTGTTGCAGGGAATGATACACGCAATGTATCTGCGGCGTCATCTGGACGACCCAAATCAATAGAAAGTTCTACGCCAGATGTTGGACCCAAATCTACGATATCGCCTGGTCCATATGAGAACCCATTGCTGTCTGTAAAACTGCCAGAAGCAAGTGTCATTGTATAGAACAATTGTGCTACTGTACCAGAGATACTACCTGCACTTGGGTAGAATAAGTTATTACTATCTGAAGAAACGATAGGTGCGGAATCTAATCCACCGCTACCTGCGTTTGGAATAGTAATATTATTGTATTGTACTTGATATGAATAGTCAATATCATTTGTGCCGCCTTCGCTTGCAAGAAGTCCACCAGACTTAATTGAGCGAATATTTTCATAAGGCAGTTCAAAGATTAGAGAGTTAATACCTGCTTCAAATAGAATTGTAGTATTGTTCGCTTCTTCACTCACTTTACCATCAATAGCAATTCTTGCGCTTGCATCGAAGTCATATGCACCAGATGTTAATGTTGCAACTGCTAGACTTTCTAGGTTATCAAACGTATCTCTGATAATTGAAATTTCATACAAATATGTTCTGTTTTTAATGTCTACTTGATTGCCGCTACCAAAATCTGTAATGTCTTTTTCTGAGAAGCGAACCATGCGTACTTTTGCAGTACCAATCTTTGCATAGTTTTCATATACCCACTGAGGAATAGTATTATTAGTAAATGCCTCTCCAGAATTACTTGAAGTTGAGTAATATTGTGTTGCACCGTCAGGAGAATATATTTGTACATCTCTTCCTGATTGCCCAACAAAATTTCCGTCCCAATCACCTAGAGTTGCAAGACTATAATCGTTATTGACATTTGTAGTACCAGTCAAACGAAACCATGTAACGTCTCCTGTAGTATCAGTTACAATTTCTGCAATGACACCCCATTTGTTGCCAGCCGCGCCATTAAAGCGAAGTGTGTTACCAACTGCAACTTCACTTATTCCTGCACTCGTACCTGCGACAGTGATTGTTAGATGTGATGTAGTGATTGATACCCAAGCACCGTAATCATAACCCAATTGATATTGAGCATTCAACAAGTCTACTTGTTCTTGGTTATCAACATCGAACATATTGAAGTGTCTATTTGTAATAACATAGTTACCAAATTCAACACCGATGTTGTTACTTTCTGCAACATCAAATTCTCTTGCTTTATCAAGTTCTGCAAGAGTTTGAATTGGTGTTTCGAATGAACGACCACCAACGTATGCACGCCCTGGACCAATATCCAGAGTGAGTTTATCTTCATATGATTGAACATTTTCAACTACATCAAGTGAGAATGGGTCAACAACAAAGTTACCATGAATGTCATATACTGTTTTTGCCATCTCATCGCCGATTGCAGAATATACTGGTACCTTGACATGTTTATCAACACCACCTGCATTCAAACGAGCAATTTCAATAAAGTCAATATCAGAAACGCCGTCAATAACTTCTTGATTAGTTAAAGTAATACTCGGAATATATGTGTTTTTACGGACTAAGTTAAGGTCCATACGATATCTGTGACCACCAGGTGCGGTATAGTTGTAAGAACCTTCCGCTGGGTCAAGTAGTGAGTTATCATCATCTTCATCGACAATTGTATGCGTAATATCCATGCCAACACGACATGTTGCTGGATGATTGCCATCATACTGAGAAGATATCACAAGAGTTTGTGCAGGGTTATGTACAAACAAACCGTTAATGTAGAATACACCTTCATCAACTGAGATTGTTGTTGCTTCACCTTCACGTCCACCTGCGACAACACCAGTGTCAACAGATGAAGATATTTCCGCAATTGCAGTTTGGGACTCATCGGTCTCCAAGTAAATTAACTCGGAGCCGAGAGTACCAGTACCCGATACTAGGGTACAAAACAACAACGGAGGGGTAGTATCCGATGAGGCACGATAGTCAATAACAAACCATCTAGTTTCTTCAAAAGAGGGAATCGGCGTGGTGGCGTTATCCCTAGTTTTAATAAACTTACCCTTTAAGTTAGCGAGACTTGCTGTTGAAACGTCAACATTATCCAATTGCTCATTAAGAACAATGTATTTTGCGCCGTTGTTAATAGAGGACTGTGCCCCGTACACGATACTACCTTCACGGTAAATACCCGTACCAAACTCACCCATCTGATTTTGAATGATGGTCTGAAGTTGGGTCAGTTCCCTTGCTTGAACGGCATAACCAGGACGAAAGAGAATTCTTAGAAAATCCTTCTCTTTGTCATAGTCATCATAATATGGATTAATGTTAAAATTAATTGGCATAATTGGTGTCTCGCTATCCTAAATTCATCGGTTATAATTAAGTCTTATTCACAACTATTTATTACCGTCGATTTAGAATTCAACGATAAGTTTGATATCTTCAATTTGGTCAGCGGCACGGGTAATCGGGCGTCTGTACTCAACATAAAGAATATCACCAGTGTAACGATTAAGGTCACCACCATCAACACCACCAGTGTCAATTGCGGCTGTTGCAGTTGAACTGCCACCTGTAATAGTTTCACCAACAGCGAATGTACCCACAACATTAATCAACGAAACGATAGCGTTTGCTGTGTCATATGCAAGAACCTTAGCAGTTGCACCAGATGTTCCGCCAGTAATGACTTCATCTTCTACAAAGTTGCCAGATACACCAGTTAGTGTAAGGTTCCAGTCTTGTGCGTATGTGCTGTTTGTAGCAACTGCATCATCTGCCGACTGAGTTGGGTCACGAAGAATACCGATTTTACGATAGTCGTTGTTAGTTGGGAAGTTCCCGCCTTCACCATATTCCAAACGAGAGTTCAGCATCACATAGAAGCCGCCAAGTTCGTGAATTGGGTCGAATGCATGTCCGCCTTTTGGTGCAATAATAGCACGGGCAGTTGCGCCTGAACCAGTACCATCTGAGATAGCGATATCTGCAAATGAGTATGCTGAACCGCGGTTCTGAACAGTGATTTTGGTGATAACACCATTATCAACAGTAGCAGTAGCAGTTGCGCTTGCACCATCACCACTGATAGTCACAGTTGGCGTTGCTGAGTAGTTTGTACCACCAGCAGTTACAAGAATAACGTCAAGTGCGCCGTCTGTGGCTGAACCTGAAGTTGCTGTATCTGCACGAACTGGTACCCACTCAGGAGTAACGAACTTGAGTGTTTCCGCCGCAGTGATTGTGTACATGTATTGCCACTTGTACTCATCAGCAGTTGAGAATGGGTCAGCCGCAGTACCAGTAGGTTCAACAGTTGATGCACCACCACCATTGTTGAACAAGCACTTATAAACGTCAAACGAAGAGTTTACAACGTAAAATTCGTTTGAGAAAAGTGTCGAATCCTCATGGTCATACTGCGAATAAACAGAACCTGAGGTCCAGTCATAGCGTGGGATAACGTGAGCGACTTCACCAGATTGTACACGCTTGGCTGAAATCATGTCACGCCAATGGTCAAATTCAGTTTGGTCGAATGAATCCACAGGAGTTGGTGGTGTTACATCATCACCTGTTTCCCCTGCGCCTGTTCCCCATGGGTCTACACGCCCAATGAAGAGATACATATTTGTCGCGGCTGCCTCTGAAAAAGCCTCCACGAATTGTTCCGAATTGTGTAAACGGAACTTGCTAGTTACGATTGCTGGCATTTGTTATTACCTCCGAAGTGTTTAAATTACCTAAATATTATAATGATTTTCTACCATCATACATATTTATAATCAATGTTATCGTTGTTGTCCATAATAAATCTTTCTAAGACATAATATTTATAAGACACGCTTTAGGGCAGTGTACCTATAATATTATCGCTAGAATCCCTAATGTACCCTATCAAATTAGTGGATACTAGTTGAGAATTTGCAATGCTTCTAATTTGAGTGTTGTCTGGGTCTAAACCCTCAATAGTCTCATCTTCAATCTTATATATGAATCCGTTGAACAGGTTCATATTCTTGTTAAACTGTTGTGTTTCATCCCTACCGACAACTTTAGTTTCAATTTCTTCTGCAAATCCTAACTTACGGTGCAGTGTAGTTTCAACTGTCAAATCAGCATTTCTGAATATTAAACGCTTGATATGTTGTCCAGCATCCTGAACAGCAACATTCAGTTCTGCTTCTAATACTAGTTTCTCTATAGGTATATTTCTATATATAAAGTCTCTAGGAAGAACTTGTAAGAATGTTGGGTCGAGACTTCTAATAGTTTCGCTAGAAATATCGTCAATAATCAAGTCACCGTATTCATGCAGTTCTTTAAAGCCACTGAGAATTGTAATCTCTTGTAACCCTGGTTCTGCAACTTGCATTTCAACTGAAACAGATTGCGGTGAAGTGAGAAGATAGTTATGAGTTGTCCAATGTCTGTGAATTTCACGTTGCATTGCGACAGACAAATCAAGAACTTTAGAAATAGTCGGTCTTCTAAATGTAGAAGTCGAAACTTCTCTATTCAAGTTTAGACTTATTTCTTCTTCAAAATGTGATACTGGAACTGGGCTTTGAACATCAATGTCCAATTCAGTAGTACGTTCTATTGTTCTGAATGTTTCTACTTCTGCATTTGCATTCAGAGTTATATCTAATACTTGGGTTGTGTACTTATCTACAAGTTGACTATCAATTCTAACATGAAGTGAAAGGTCTTTCGCCCAATCTTTGATATCTGTAAAGATGGCATCGACATCACTAATTGACTGATTACCATCTAGGTCACGCAATTCACCAACACCAACCAAGACTACATTCTTGAATTGACTTGACCAAGTAACTTCTGGAAGTGACTTTTCAAGAATAGTTGGGATTTTGATTTGTAGTTCTGGTAAACGCTGTGCTTGACCAAATTCTTTTTTGATAACTGTTTTTCTAAACAGCGTATCACTCTTCAATTGAGTATTTAATTCATCAGTATTTAATATTGTTATTGCTTTAGATACTTCAACAGTATTCTCAACAATAATATTTTCAATATCAGACCTAGTTGGGAATTCTAGTACAGGAATTGGAGTTACATCCAAGTCTCTGAATTCCATTCTGATTTCAGGAATACGAAGTGCGAAGTTCTTCAGATTTGTTGGGTTAGTAACGAAACGCCCATCACCAGAATTCGAACTACCAACAACAGATGGCGGTTGATATATCTCACCAGTTTTGTTGCCTAGTCCACCGTAAGTAACAGTTTCAGTGAAGTCAGTTTTAAACAACATGATTGTTTTCTTATACTTCGGAATCTGAAGTCCACCAAGTCTTTCAGAGACAACCAAATCATTTGGGTCAGAAGTAAAGTTATTATACAAACCTGCTCTCAGGTTGTTAGTGATAAACACCTCACCAAAGAGTTCCATACCAGATGGGTGAACAAGTTTCTTGATTGTGTCACGATAGTTCTCAATAGACAAACCAGTTCTAAGAACGTAAGAGAATGTTTGGTAGTATTTGTTATCTTGTAGATATTTCGCTTCAGACAAATGACCGTCATCGTTACGGAATATGCCTGGGTGTCGTGCAATCGAACCAGTTCCCAATGTCACACTAGCATCACCATTACCTAAAGACGATAAATCTATAGATGGATTTGCATAATACAAAGCACCAAAGTTCTGATTAAGAAGTTTTACTTCTTTAATTCTACCGATGTTACTGCCGTCAGATGTGATGGTAGCACCTGTACCTGTAGCAGACTGAATTGTTGCAACTGGTACGCTTCTGTAACCAGAACCAAAGTTTGCCATTTTGAGTTCTTTAATAGAACCATCAGCAAGGAAATTAGAAGTGAAAGATACGCTCATCTCCGCAGTTTCACCCTGTCCAGCATCGTATGTCGCACCAGTAATAGATGCAGTGAATTCAATGCGAATGAATTTATCACCATCAATTACATCTGTACCTAGTGTGTAGTTACTGATGAGTGCTTGGTTTGTTACTGCGATATCTGCATCACCAACAGGTGCCGCTTGAACTGTCGCTAAGTCATCTCCAACCCAAACATTGAAGTAGTCGAATAATACTGTACCGTTGTAATCATTGGCGCTAATATTGTTTAGCAGTCCAGTAGCAGTCCAGACACCTGGACCTTCTACTTTAAATATATACGATTTTGCAAATGTTGTAGTATCACCATTTAAGACATCTGCAACTTCAAAATTCAGAATAGGTGCGCCACTTACACCTCGCCCAGTATAATCTGTACTACCAGCGGCATATTCCATACCATCTTCAGATACTTTCGAAACAAATGCAGATGCACCTGAACCGCCGATTGCGGCTGTGGATTCAAATACAACTGGGTCATTTACCTGATAGTTGATACCTTTATTTACAAGGTTCAAGCCTTGAATATTACCAGGGAAGATAGATGAGATTTGTGCTGAAGCACCTACACCACTATCACCAACTGCCGTGTCGATATCTAAAAGTGTACCTGCGCTATAACCTGTACCCTTTGACGTAACTTCAATAGTTGTAACCATTGGTACAATTCTAAAGTAGTATGGATTATTTGATGTATCTTTGTAATAAACAAATTCTCTATCATCTACGTCATCAGATGTTGATGAAAGAAAGTCACCCAATCCTGTTACGTTTGATAGATACGCTTCTGTAATTAGAGTATCGCCCAAGAAGAACTGAATGATACGTTCAACTTTTGCAGTCGCCCATGTTCTAGTTTCTTGTAAGTTAGTTTCAGGATTTGTATAGATATAATCCTGATAGATTGTTTGACCTGTTAAAGCGAAAACGTCATGGTTGTCATCGTTTAAGAAACGTATAGATGTGACTGTTTCCCACTTACCATCAGATGCACGAAGAATATCATTTTTAGGATAATAGAATTCGACATTCTCATTGAACAGAATGTTGAATAGAAATTGATAAGATTTCTCTGTACCTTTAGATGCATAGAATGAACGAATGTTCTTGATAAGAAACTTCTTATCAATTTCAATATCTTTTGGAATCTGTTTTAAGAATTCTGTTTCAAGTTGCTGTAAGTATAAATCAATACTTGTATCTACATCTGCGTTTGATGTAACGTTTTGAAGATTATAATCAACTTGACCTGGAGATGCTAACCACTCATAGTATGCCTCAAGAAAACGTTGAAACATAGGATATTCGGCAGAAACAAACCCGGGTAGTTGGTCACCAAGAGCATGTTTAATCGAAGTATCAATGTGCTTTACATTTGTAAGCGACCCACCCATAGTGAGGTGATTGCCACACTGATAGAACAGTTTTGGCACAGGACCCATCGGAAGAACAATCTGAACAAGACCCTGAGATGTACCATTACCAGTAACTTGAAAATCATAAGCGGAGCCATCACCCAAAACTCTATCAGTTTTGATGTAGAATGGATGACCAGGAGCCTGTACATTAAAAATGTAAGTAGTATTACTTTGCAAATCTAATGGTGGATTTGCAACTCCGTTTATTAGATAACCGCCATTATTCGGGGCAGCCGTGACTGTGTAAGTATATGTCTTCATGGATTAATACCCAGAACTGCTAGAACTACTGGAACTGCTTGATGTTGTTCCTGAGTAGGAAACACCTGTATTAATTGTTTCACCAACTGCGAGGTTTGTTGCACCAACATATCTTGTCTGAGCATCAACCGCAGTTACGAGAATATCACCTTCAAGTATCTCCAAAATCTGATTTCTTACTGAGAATATGTCTTGATTTCTTGGATGAATTTCAACTACAAGTTCTTCATCTGCCGCACCCTCGGGTGTGAATGTTGCGCTGAATACGCCTGTGTCATAATTCACAAGACCTTTGTTTGTATCCACTAATCGTCTTTCACCAATAATATCTCTGTAAATGTTAATGGTACCAGCCCCATCATCAGAAAGATAGCAGTTAGGTTCGCCGAAATATGTAAACCCAGAAGTCTTAATCGAACCAAAGTGACCGACATGCGGATAAAATATTGCGTTTGAAAAAGATGCACTTACTGATTTAGATTTATTTGGAGTAAGAGGAATCTTTGTCGCAAGTTTAATTGATAGAGAAGAGTTTTCAATTGAAGGCGTAGAGGAATCAATTGTTCTCAAAAACTTAGAGTATTTAAAATATGAATTAAATTGCTCTAAGTCAATACGAGAAAAGTCAAGAATGCTTGCTTTGATTGCGCTTTCAATCAGCGTAGCAGATGCCGCACCAATTTCTCTATTGAAATATGCTTGAACTGAAGGTTTGATAAAGATATAAGATGGGTCTACAATCTCAGGAGTAATAGACACAACATTATTTACTTTAAGAATACTATCTTTAATTTGCTCTTTTGCAACTTCATTAATTGTAAATCCTGATTTAGGTTTCAGAGCAATAAATACTTTACCGTAAACAGGTGGGTCGTTAGTTTCTCCACCCCAAGAAGATACTGCTTGAACATCAGCATAGTTTTGTAGAATGCTTGTTTGGTAATCAGTAGCAGTTACAACACGACTTTGTGCATTAAAGTTTAGAGGCGCAAGATATCGGATACTTTCAATGTCTTCTCTATCAGCACCACCAGAAGATTTAGTATTGCCTGCATCAAGAATAACAGTTTGCTCATAACCATTAATTGGTGATGTGAATGCGAATCCTGAAGCGTTGTTTGCATCAGCACCAGATGTTGAAATATACTCAATAATAACAACATTGTCATGGGCAAGGCTTTTGCCGACAGTACCGTTACCGAAATAGACTTCATACTTACCATTCTCTACTTCTTGTAAAAAGAAGACGGCTGAAGTTGTACCTAGACCTGTAATAGAAGTTGTCTTACTGAATTGAGTTGTTTCTAGGTTAGTTGAAGACCTCTGAACTTTAACATTCAGTGTAGATGTGTCTGCGTTTGGATTTTCTAAAACAAATCTTTGTGAAGGATTGTTTTTATCGTAAGTAAATCTCTGTTCAATCTTAGTACCTTCATACAAATATATATTTCTTGTTTTGAAGATATTATAGTCACCTTCTGTACGATTGAAGATTGCATTTTCAGATTCCAAAGTATTGAAATAATATGCAGTCTTATCAATAGTAGTTTTGTATTTTGTGTATTTGGGTACAACAACACTTGTCGGAATCGGTGAGACTGAAGTAGGTACTTTAACTTCAATGCTTACAAGAACCTTAGAACTTGCTTCTGAGCGTGGAGTATAACCCAACATCTTTGCTCTTGAAACAACATTATCTCTTTGCTTTGCTGTATCTAAGAACATTTCGTTTGATATCATGTTCATGTAGAACGCATTATAGTGCGTATTGTACGCAAGCAAATCCAATAAGACCGCCATGGAAGAACCCTCAAAATCAAAATCTTTAAATTCAGTTTGATTTTGTAAAAACCCTTTAAGGTTTGCCTTAATGGAATCAAAGTCTAGTTCATTGACTTTTAGATTTTCTGCCATTTTATCTTACTCTCTCTAAAAATGTTTCTACCGTATTGACTGAGGCAACGTTTTCGATATAGAAGTCGATACGAACTTTGAACCCATTCTCATCTGGGTATCCTTCTACATTAACACCTTCCAGTGTTATTCTACTTTCAAAGTTCTGCAATACTTCAACGATTGCAAGTTTCAGCATATCTTCAGTGAATTCACCGAATGGTTCAAACAAAGATGCTCTAATGTTACCACCAATCTCAGGATGAAAAGGTCTTTCATAGTGAGAGGTCATAAGAAGATTAATCATAGAACGCTTGATTGCTTCAATGTCTTTCACTCGACCCAAGTCGCCAGTGACCGGGTGCGCCATGAAATTCATGTCGAAGTCCGAGTATGTTGCGTTAGGTGAACTTAATCTTGCCATTTCTTTTCCCTAATAAATTCTTACTATTATTTATACAACGGACGTTCACCCGCCTATGCTAACTGTACCAGCCCCACCAGTAATCGACCCATCATCACAAGGGTCACCTACTCTTGCCGCCGCTAGTCCCACAATCTTAACTGTACCACTTCCAGCATGAATTGGTGCTGTATGGTCTGCACAGACAGGAGGAACAGCATGAGAAACAGTTAAATCTGTTGCACGACATGCAAGCGCACCCTCAATGGTGACAGTACCTTGTGACGGAGTATCAAGCACAGTTGTCCCATCACATAGGTGTCCTGTATCTACTGCGTCTCCTTCTCTTGCCGATGCTGGCATAACTTCTCCAAATTAATCCAAATTAACCCTTGACAGATTTAAAATAGTGTGTTACTATACAGATGTAGCCTTAAATGTATTATTAGTTTATGTCTACTGTTGCACCTTTAAGCACCATTGCGCCTGCGGACTCTAACGTCATATTCCCATCACATTTTTGAGTGATATTCCCAGTTGCTTTTAAATCTACATTACCTGTGACGTTGATTTTTACATCGCCACCTGTGACAGTGACATCAATACCACCACCACCATCGACATAGAGAATGACGCCTGCGCCACCACTTGTCTGAACATTCAGACCTTGCCCGATAGATAATATTTGACCGCCTGTGATGGATTCGTTTAAATTCCCCGTAATAAATTCATTCTTATTATTAACAACCTTGACGTTCATATCACCGCCAGGGTTCATTTCCATACCTGTGCCTGTTCTATGTCTTACATCAACACGTTCTGCACCTGGGCTGTCATCAATCTCTACTGAGTGACCAGATTCCGAAACTTGTGCTTGATTGTATGGATATACTGCGGCATATGAAGAAGCAGGTTCATCAAACGTACCTCCAGCACCATCAGGAATACCAGTCTTTGCATCTGCTTCTGCGTTTGCAATACCCGCTGGTTTTGTGCCAGTCGCCGCACCTGGGGTTCCAGCACCTACAGTATTTACTGCATCTTCAGGTGTTTGTGTATTACCAATTCCAGCAGGTCCTGGTTCGTTTGCAACTGCGGGTGAAGGTCTATCAGCAAGTGGGTTTGGTCCATCGTCACCTAAATCGTCTGCGTAACCACCGCCACCTTTTGTTGGCGTAATGCCTGTGACAGTTGGTTGCTGTGCCATCGGACCATCATTGAAATAACCTACAACCCAATCACCAATTCTTGGTGGCGTAATTGTAGGTGTCGGAGATGGTGGATATACAACAGTAGACCACGGCAATGCTTCAGTCGGCAACTGTTCTACATCATCTGTATGAAATCCTAACGCACGAATACGAACACGACCTAGATTTTCTGGGTCATTTCTGTCTACAACTCTAGCACGGAATTGTACTAGTGGTCCGCCGTTACCCTGATTTGACTTTTCTATTGGCATCTTTCACCTCACTTATATCTTTCAAATGGTCGAATTCACCGACTTCACCTCGTTGAAACATCTCTTCCATGCTTGACGAAGGTTCGTTTTTCAACTTTTCTTTATTTTCTTTTTTCATTATTTACCAAAGAGTTCTTTTGTTTCTTTTGTTTTTGGGATGTTATTTTTAATCCAGTCAAATATTTGCTTCTGTACTTCTTTACGTTTAATAGGTCGTTTACCTTCTTTTTTAACTGTCAAGTAGGTAAAGTCTTTAATTACTTTCTCACCCTTACTATTTGGTTTATCAAAGAATATAGTATTTTCTCTGTTATTCAGAATGACTGCAACTTTACCATTGATACCTTTTGGGATTGAACCAGATACAATCTGATACATTGTTTTTGCGGCACCCTCATGCGTCTTCAGCAAAATGTCTTCTGGTACAACACGGGCACGATTTGAGTTATTTGTAACAGCAACACGATAGTTTGTAAGCACCCAAACGATATGTACATTCTTAGGGTCATAACCAACTTCTTGTAGTTTTGGCATAACTTCAGTAATATCACCAATCTCTTTAAGAGTGATATCGAAAATTATATTTGGTAGTCTGTCTTCCGATACATCAGCGAGAAGACCATCTAATGTTTTATCTTTGATGCCTGCATCTTTTACTGCCATATGAAGTTTGAATACGTCTTTAGGATTACGCAAATTCAAGTCTGCAAGTTCTGGGAACTTACCTTTTGTTTGGTTCAACTTTAGAAATGCTTTTTTCCACTCATCAACATCACGAATTTTAAAGTCATTACCTTGAAGAAAGTTTGAGATAGCAAACCCCTTACCTGAACCAGCGCCGCCAGCAAGAAAAACAATCTGTCCATATTTTTTGCCGCCGTTAAATAGTATTTGCTTTTCTTGCAGGTCTTGAACTTCACTTTCCGTATCGTTCTGCAACCACTCGTTAAGTGATAGTCTCATTGCTTTCTCCTAAATTATGCTTCTGTTTTAACTTCTTCAAATGAACTGTCTTTAGCAACTTGTACAATTTGTCTGTAAGTTCCTCGGGTAAATGCGTGATTGATTGCAGTAATCATAGCGTTATTACTTAACTGCCTATCCATTGTTTCACCCTCTGTTTCTTTTGCTCCTGGGGAAGGTAGACGTAAATCAACAACATCACCAATTTTTCTATTAGTAACACCAGGTAGTTTCAAGTCAATTTTAGTTGAACCGAACAATGCTCTTTGAGCAAGTGCCGCTGGTGCAAATTCTTCAATCCCACTTGCAAACTCTTCTGCCGCATCAGTCAACAGAACACGAATGTTTGAAGAAGGTTCCATTATGTTATTTATCGCTTCTGCTCCGACAGTCATATTGGGTTCAAGTGATTTGAAACTCTCAAATATATCTGCTAGTTTTGTTTCAGTGATAGTAACTGCACCCGTAACTGGGTCAAATACTTGCATGGTGTTTGCTAATGCACCATTTAACATCTGTTGAAGATTGTTATTCTGTGATAATATTCTAAACTCTTCAATACCTTGCATTGCATTCAGTGTGTTTGCTTGAACGTTTTGTGGGTTTCTATGTAAGATTTCTCTTTGGTCTGAATCCCTAATCGGTTCAATATCTTCAATCATAGACTGTATGCTTCTAAAATGAAACCCTCTCAAATCTTCCCAAAATCTGTAATCTGAACCTGTCGGGTGTGCGGCAGATTGTGCAGTCTTTGACATTTCTAGCAATATTCTTGCTGGTGGAAAGTTTGGGAATGACATTCTTCTTGGCATAAGAGTAGGTTCTATATCAAACTCTTTGTCAATCGCAAGATTATCATCATACATCTTCTGTGCCATATCAGAAATAAGTTCACCATTAAAACCAAAACTAGCAGAAGTTTTCGTATTCTTTATCATCTCATGCGAACAGAAATGACAAACAAGCAACTGCATCTCATTGGCATCACTTCTGTTTGATACTTTGTAGATATAGAAAGACTGTTCGATTGTGTCTCCACCAGGAGTTTCGAATACAACTTCTAAATGTTCTTCACCAGAAATTGGTAGTTTTGAAGCAAGACCTACACCATCCATAAGTGCTAATGTGCCAGTCAAAAAAGGTTTGTACATATCTTCATAAATATGCAACTCTGTCATTATTTGGTGTATTTTTACTGGCGTACCTGTTCCATGTTGAGGAATGATATCGAGCGTTATTGGCGTATAGTCAGTTGTATTTGTAATTTGCGACATGATGTATTAACTCGTTTTTTTCAAAATAGAAGTCATTTCTGTTACGATGCTTGGTACGAATTCGGGTTTAATTAAACGAACTGCTCTTTTACTTAAATTCAACTCTTGCTCATAAACAAGATTAGAGACTTCTCTTCTTTCATCTACAGGAACATCTGTGAACTGAGCATAATCTAATTTGTCGCCCGTAGTAGTATTTTCGTAATGATGAATTGCTCTTTCTGTTGAGGTTCTATATTGACCAAACTGCAAATTGCCTGTTAGTGTCTCATTATCTCTAATGATTATAGTTTCAGCCTGTCCACCTTTTTCAAACTTCCCTTTAGTTTCTTCTATGATAATTCTACCCACAGAAGGATTCCATTCTACAACAACACCCTCTGAGGTATCATTAAATATCTTAGAGCCTGTTGCAATATCACCACTGAACGAGTTTGTGTTCATAGTTATGCCTGGGTATTTTGCTTTCATAAAATTAACGAATGTGTTATAGTTCATACCAAACCCAAATCGACCATCTTCTTGTAGATTTGTCATTAACACAATCCAGTGAAGACTAATATCGTCATAGTATTTGTGGGCAATCATTTCGGGTGTATCGCCATCTTGCATATCATAAGTGTAAAACAGTCTTGCATTATCACGGACGACCTGTGCTATTTCTGCACGAACCATAATGTTTCGTACATTCTCTTCAACATCCTGTACAGTATATTTTGTTTCAGGATACTTTCTAAAAAGAAGACTTCTTTTTCTTGGTGCGAATTGATTAGTTTCAGCCATGTCGATTACATTCCCGCAATTGTTTCTTTAGTAAGATACTTTGTTTCTTTGAACTGCAACGTCAAGTCAACTTCTACAGGTTCACCATCAGCATGATATGCGGCGA